TCATTCTCTTTAGATTGGGATAAATTTAGAAATTGTATTATATTAACGGGTTTACAAGGAATTAGAAAAGTTCCTACAAGAATTTTTGAAAAGATAGAATTTAATTAATCTTATGGCAGATATTAAGAATATCATAAATGAGCTTTTATTAGAATTATCTGTAACCTATCCATTCCCTAATATGAAGGATAGAGAGCAGGTTTTTGCTCTATTAGAGATATGTGATGAATTAGGGTATAGTTATCTTAAACCTCAATTAGAAGAGATGTTTCTAAACGAAGCAGAAGAAGAGGGAGAATCTAAATTATTTCCAGGTAAGTTTCACTTAGGAGGGGGTTTCTATTCATCTAAAAATGGTGGAGAAGCTGAACTTAAAAATGAAAAAGGAAATCTTAGACCGGTAACTCCTGAAGAGAAGGCTAAATTTGATGAAAAGAGTGGTAAGGGTGAAGAACCTAAGCCTACTGATGAGCCTAAAAAAGATGAACCTACTGCAGAAAAGCCGGATGATAAACCTGAAGAAACTCCAACCGGAGATAAACCTTCAGCAGAACAACCTGAAAAGCCTGCTCCACCTCAAGCAAATCCAGAAATAGAGCAGGGTAAGAAAGATGCAAAGGAAGACCCTCAAAAAGTATTAAGTGACCCAAAAGCTACTGCACAGAGTAAAGCTATGGCTAGAGCATTTAAGGCACAAAATGATATAGATAATGCAAATGCAGAAAATAAACCGGAAGAAGATAACGTAAAAACTAAAAGTGAAACGGTATCAACTGAATTAAAAAATAGAAAAAGTGAAGATGGTGAAGATTTAGATGTAGAAACTACTGAAAATGGTTCTTTGTTAATCGGAGTTGAACATGGTACTGATAAGGAAAGCAATAAACAAACAATAGAACAGATAAAAAAATTACCTAAAGATACGAAAGTAATGTTTGTTGGTGAGGGTGGCATGAGTAAAGATGATGCTGGTAATATTGAATTTGGTGGAGAACAAGATGAAATTAGAAATGCAGTAAAGGGGCATTTTGATAATGCAGAAGAAAGTAGTTGGGATGAAAACGCAGACGTATTGGATGATGCATCACCTGTATTTGATGAAGTAGCAAAATCAGTAGGTGGTAGTAAATCAAAAGCAAAAGCTGCGATATGGTCAAATATGTATGGACAAGATGGTCCTGACGAAAATATGGCACCTGAAGATTATTTAGATGATGAAGGAAAAGAGTGGTTAATAGACCAGGCAAAAAAAGGTGGTAGTAGTGAGTTTGATGATGATGTTGATTGGAATAACCTAACTGATGCACAACAAAAAGACCTCTATGAATTAAATTATAGAGATGATGAAGGATATGGTGAAACGGAAATAAGTAAAACTCAAGAAGCATACAACGGATTCCGCCAAAAAGAATTAGATAGAAAAATAAAAGAGGCAGAAGACGCTGGGTACACAGTAATTGCGCCGGTTGGAAACTCTCACGTTGATATGTGGAGAAAGAGAAATAAGAAAAATGAATTCAAACCTGTAGAAGCAGATGAAGTATCAAACGAAATGCCTGATGCAGATAAAGAGATATTCAATTCAAATGCGGAAGCACTTAGTGGAGTACAACCTGCACAATTAGAACAATTCAATACTGATATAGACAAAGTTGCTAAGATGATTTCCGATGCGGAAGCTAAAGGAGAACCTGCACCGGACATCAACTTATGTGATATTACTATTCCTGGAACTAACTTATATTGCGATGATAATAAAGGAATACCTAGAGAAGAAATGCCTCAATTCAAAGGAAAGGCGGTAGAAGGTAGTAGAGCAGCCGGAATGGAAACGGATAAAGATGGTGAAGTAGATACAGAGCCTATATTCAGAGAAATGCTTAAGCAGAAAAATGTTAAAGTATTGCAAACTAAAGTACCCGCTGATAAATTAAAAGCAACACAAAAAGATTTAGTTGGTGGAAAAGTAATCGGTATGATGGGAGCATTAGAAAAAGACCCTACTAACCCAAAAATTACTGCACCAATTTATGTAAGTAGAGATGGATATGTAATCGATGGTCATCATAGATGGGCTGCAATTGTAGCGTATAACGCTAAACATCCAGAAGCACCGATTGAAATGAAATCAACCGTAATCGATATGGATATTAAAGATGCAATTCCAATGGCAAATAAATTTGCTGAAGATATGGGAATTGCAGCTAAGAAAGCGGATGTTAAAGATGGAGAAGCACCGAAGGAAGAACCAAAGGTAACCGATGATAAAGTTGGGGCGAAGGCAACTACTGATGCGGGTAAGAAACTATATCACATAGGAAATGGGTATTATTCGGATTCACCAAACGGAGATGCAAAATATATCAGAGTAGAATCGGTTGTTAATAATGCAATTGAAATTGGTACTAAAAAATGGTGGAACTTATTGTTTGAAGAAAATATAGAAGCAACTGTAGATAATGGAGAAGAAGGAGTATTTAAAGAAATTCCAACAGATGATGTGGAAGTGGCAACGGATGCTGCAAAGCAAGATAATAGCGGGGATACTGAAGTAAAAAGTTTAGATACAATGCTAGGTGGAATTGAAGATACTCCTGGTAATAAAACAACTAAAGAAAACGTTCAAAAGGGCTCGGCCGCTATTGTTAAAATATTTGATGTTTTGGCGAACAATCCAAAAAATCCACACGCTGAATCTCATAAAAAAGTAGGAGAGTTACTTCAAAAAATGTTCAATGGTGAAAAATTAACACAGGAAGAAAAAGATTTTTTATATCAATTTATTAGAATTGCAGAGCCAACTGCAAAAAAACCAAATGGTGCAAAATTTTATCTTGCAAAAGAGCCTAATAATTTTAAAGGTAGTGGTAAAAATAAAAGAGAGAAAGTTTCATTGGGCGGGGAAAAGGGAGGAAATAGTCCAGTTTATGGAGCATTTAGAGAATTTATGGAAAATGCAGGATTATCTCAAATGTCAACATCAACATTCGGTACAAAGTTAACAACTGCAAATCAAACATTTGTCGATGCAGAGGGTAAGACAAAATTACTAAAAGGAAAAGATGGTAAGCCAATGGCATCTATTGAAAAAGATGAGAATGGTAATGTAACATCTGTGGTTATAGGTGAAACAAAGATTGTAAGATTGGATGAAAATGAACCAAACATAACAGAAGATGAAAAGAAATTAAGAGAAAGAAACAATCGAAATATGGATGAATACTCTAAAGCGATTGCAAATGATGATTTAAAATTTATTGATATGGATGAAGGTGTTTCACCTGATACTCCCGAAAATAGAGTTATTGTTATTAAGGGTGCATTGAATGGAATAGCTAATAGATTAAAAGAATTGGCTAAAAAAGCTGGAGCAGATGATGAAAGAATTACCAAAATTATCGAAGAAATGCAATCTTTTGCCGAAAGAGACCCAAATGAAAATCCACAACAATGGTTTAAAGATTTAAACGCATTGATGTCTTCTATTGCAAATGATGAAGGTGACCCATCTCTAAAAGAATGTTGGGCAAATTATGCGGAAGTATATTCAGCTATAGTAGAAATGCATGATGGAGGTAATGGTACTGAAAATGGAGCTTGTGCTTTATTACCGGAAAGTACAACATTGGAAACGGTGGATGTAATTACTATTAATACCAATGGTGTAGGAGAAAGAAAAATTGTAACATTAGATGGTAAGAGTGTTAAAAAAGGTGTAGGTGGGGCAAGTGCTTTAACATCTAAAACCGAAAAATCTACTTATAAAGATGACCCTGATGGAACTAAAAAAGAAGCTATAATAGAACTATCTAAATCACATGATGATATATATCGTATGAAATTGACTGAACCTATGGATGGTCACGTTGAATTACATACAAACTATCGTAATAGTATAAAATCTAAAGCTAAGGAATTGGGAGTAAGTGATGAATTTATTGCAGGTGTTGAAGATAGTCTTAAAGAACCAAATAGCGGATGGAAATCCGTAAACGCTGCAATGGAGGTAATAAAGGCTCAGAGAGAGAAGCAAGGTCAAGAATTTGATGATGAAACTATGGAAAAAATCCGTATGAGATTGGAAAGTTATTATATGTACGGTCATATATCACATGAAGCATATAATCATAACGTAGATGTTCAGGATTTTACCAATGATAGCATTCTTTCTCAATCGGGCGATAGAGGTGGAGCTGAATTAGTTAGGAATAAAGATATTAAAATAGATTCATCTGATGGAATTAATATCTTAGCATACCCTAGATTTGAATTTAGTATTGGAAGTTGGGGAAATGAAGGAAGAAGTGGTAATGCAGGAGCAGGTAGATTACACAACGGACCAAGAAGAGAATAAGATTAATTTGGAAATGTAAAATTTTATTATTATCTTTACACTTATAAACCAAATGTTATGACAATCAACTATAAGAATCCAGAAGTGGTGGCTCAAATAGAGCAGGAGTATCCGGAAACGACAGCGGAATACAAAAAGATTATGATAGAAGGATATGAAACCTTCTGTTTAAAACAATCCAATTACGGACCAGGTAATATATCAGTAGGAACATCTCTGATTACCGAAGAGGAACGAAAATTATCCCAAACGGGCTTATGGTTTAGAATGAATGATAAGATTCAGAGATTAAAACAATTAGTGGTATTAGGTAAGCAGGATAATGTAGGAGAAGCAATAGATGATACCTATCAGGATTTATCTGTATATGGAATCATTGCACAATTAGTTAGTAGAGGAAAATGGGCTAAATAATGACATATATAACCGCACACATTCCAAAATTAGAAGAATTAAAGAAACGATTGGAAGATGACCCTAAATTAATAGAATACTATATGAAGTACGAAGGTTGGGATGGTGATTCGGAATCAATAGATTATTTAGATAAAAAAGTAAGAGATTATATCAAAGATAAAATAAAATAAAATGAAAAAATGGTTATGGAGAGCTTTAGGGCTTTTATTCGTAGGATGTGCATACATTGGTGTTATTACTCCAGGTGTACCTACAACTTTCTTCGCACTTTTAGCCGCTTGGGCATTCTCAAAATCATCTCCTGAATTGGATAAATGGTTGCATGAACATAAACTATTTGGAAAATATCTAACTAATTGGGAAACCAAAAGGGTGTACCCAAATAGAGGTAGAATTATGATGGTAGGTGTAATGATTGTTTCACTTATTTCAATGTATTTTACAGTTCCACTTAGAATTGTTGGATATGCTGCATTTACATTCATCTTAATTGGGGTGTGGGCATTTAGATTTCCAGGTTCAGTTGAGGAATATGAAAAGAGAAAAAAAGAAGGTAAAAAAATAGGTTGGATAAAGTAATTGTTTTTGTATATTTGTATATATTTATAGGGGAATCCTACCTCCTTCCGTTTTATGAAAAAGTTTTTAAACAAAATCATCTCATTTTTTACTCCTACCCCTAAAGGAGAATTTCCTGCAACCCCACGAGGGTTCACCGCTGCCAAAAATTGGGCACAAAATCAACCACACCCATATTCAGAGAATTTAACTCTATGGGAATCTATTTACACCACAAATGATGATGGGTGGTATGTTCTTCAACGAATCAATCGTCATAAGAAATTATACGATGCTTACAAAAAATGTAAGGATAATAAGGGGTGCAATGAACTGACTATCAAAGAGTTAGAAGAAGGAATATTTTAGTAAAAAAATATTAAAAAAAGCTTGGAATATTCGATATATTAGTGTATCTTTGTTCTAAGTTTATCACTTGTAGATATTTATATCTATAAACTTAAACTTAATTTTAAACCATAAAACAAATAAAGCATGTCAACAAACATTGATGCAATCAGAGCCCGTCTGAACAAACTTCAGGGCACACAGAAAACGGCTGACTCACTATGGAAGCCAACAGTTGGTAAACACCAAATCCGTTTAGTACCTTACAAATTCAACAAGGATATTCCTTTTATTGAATTGTATTTTCACTACAACATCAACAACAAATCCTATTTATCACCAGCTTCATTCGGAAGACCTGACCCTATCGTAGAGTTTGCAGAAAAACTTAAGAGAATGGGTGGAAAGGATGATTACCGCGAAGCTAAGAAAATGGAGCCAAAATTAAGAACTTTTGTTCCCGTAATCGTAAGAGGTCAGGAAAGTGAAGGTGTTAAGTTTTGGGGATTTGGTAAGACAGTTTATCAAGAATTATTGGGTTACTTCGCAGACCCAGATTACGGTGATTTATCCGACCCAATTAATGGTAGAGATATCGTCGTAGATTATGCAGCAGCGGAAGGTGGAGCATCTTACCCAACTACTACTATCAGAGTTAAACCTACAACTACTAAGTTGCATGAGAACGATGAAAAGATTAAGGAGTTGATTGGTAACGAAAAAGAAATCACCACTATCTACTCAGAATTGTCATATGATGAGTTGAAGAAAATCTTAGAAAATTGGTTAGCTGGAAACACAACTGATGAAGGTGCACAATCTGCTACACAAGAAACACTTGTGGCAAAATCAGAAAAAAGTGTAAGTGATTCATTTGATTTCGATACTAAGCCTCACCAATTAGATGATGAGATTCCACAAAAGGCTATTCAACAAGAGTTGCCTTGGGATGAAACACCATCAACACCTGTATCTAAAACTACTCAACAAGTAGCAGATGCATTCGAAGATTTATTCAAATAATAACAAGTTATAAATTATGGCAAAAACTGATTTAGCAGATATTCTGGTCGAAAGTCTGAACAAGAAAAATAAAGACCAAAAAATCGCCTTCTTCTTAGATGATGATTCCGATGGAGCACCAACCAATGTAAACGGATGGATTTCAACCGGAGCAGCTATGATGGATGTTGCTATTTCTAATCGCCCGTATGGTGGAATACCTGTTGGTAGAATTACTGAAATCACAGGTTTGGAGCAGAGTGGTAAATCATTACTCTCTGCTCACATCTTAGCGGAAACTCAAAAGCAAGGTGGAGTTGCAGTATTGATTGATACTGAAACTGCGGTAAGTAGAGAATTCTTTGATGCAATTGGAGTAGATGTATCCAAACTTCTATATGTGAGTGTAGATACAGTTGAGGATATATTTGAAACGATTGAAACAATCATTGAGAAGGTTAGAACATCTGAAAAAGATAAGTTAGTAACAATCGTTGTGGATTCCGTTGCGGCGGCTTCTACTAAGAAAGAGATGGAATCGGATTATGATAAAGATGGTTATGCAACCGATAAAGCTATTATCATATCTAAGGCAATGAGAAAGATTACCAATGTAATTGGTAGACAGAAAATTGCAGTTATCTTCACAAACCAATTAAGACAAAAGTTAGGAGTAATGTTCGGTGACCCTTGGACAACGAGTGGTGGTAAGGCTTTGGCTTTCCACTCATCGGTTCGTTTAAGATTGAAGAACGTTGGTCAAATTAAAACTAAAGTTGGTGGAACGGATAAAGTAGTAGGAATCTCAGTAAGAGCACAAGTGGTTAAGAACCGATTAGGGCCACCACTACGTTCGGCAGATTTTGAAATCTATTTCGATAGAGGTATTGATAATTATGGTAGCTGGCTAACTGTATTAAAAGATAATAAGTTAGTTAAACAAGGTGGAGCTTGGTATGAGTATGTAGATACTGATACCGGTGAAGTTGTGAAATTCCAATCGAAGGATTTCATTGTAATGATGCAACAAAGACCTGAGTTAAGAGACCAAATTTATAAAAAGATTTGTGAGACAACTATTCTTCAATATAAGAAAGATACATACGATATTGAAGCAATGGAAGTTGATACAAATTTACCAAATGAAGTAGAATAGTGAATAACAAATACAAGAATTTATTAGATGAAGTAAATTTGGAACATACCACTAAACACCTTAGAACTAGAAATTCTAAGGTGTTATTTGTGGATGGTTTAAATATGTTCTTCCGTTGTTGGAGTACA